ATAGCTGGTGTGAAATATGGAACACTAAATATAGAGCCTTTATAAATAAAAACAAAAAGAAACTATGGAAATACAGATACTATGTATCACTAAAATAGCACCCTGGGGGAGACCTATGGGGAAACCGCCCTATGGGGGAAACCGCCCCCAACGCGGTTTTATTTAGAGGCTACCGAGAGGCTACCGAGAGGCTACCGAGAGGCTATTGAGCTATTTATAATACCATTATGATGTATCAAAAAGAAACCATGTTTTTCTAAAAGTTGAAAATTATAATTTGAGTACATCTTTCTGTTTTTTCAAAAATTTCAAAAGTTTTTAAGAAATTACAAAATAAATCAAGAGATGTACTCAAATTTAAAAATCAAAAAAATAAGAATATTCCAGTATCTCAAGAACTGCTTTGTTAATCTAAGTATATCTATAATGGAGCGGTCTCCCCATAGGTCTCCCCCAGCAGTCCCCCTCTCTTGAAAACCGCGTTGGGGGCGGTCTCCCCCATTGTTGGTGCGAAAAATGAGTATGATTAATTATATTAGTAATTATTAAAGTTGTCAAAGTTTTTATAGTTATTATGTTTAATAATTGCGATTCCAGAACAAATGGTGAATATACATTTTTTATGAATATTAAAGACAAAATAGATTGTATATTTGATGTAGGATGTCGCTCGGATAGCGAGTTTGTCAATTTTACTGGAGAAGTTCATTACTTTGATCCGGTAAGTGAATTTATAGAAGAATTAAAGAAAAATAAGAATGTAAATAAGGCGGCGTACTTTAATAACTTTGGTTTGGGAGAAGAGAACAAGCAAACCTATTATTATCCCAAGTATCAATCATTCTATGATAGAACGAATAGCTGTTATATTAGCGATGATGCAAATAAAATCTTATTGGATATTAAAACTGGTAAGGATTATATCATTAATAATGACATAAAAAATATAGATTTCCTGAAAATAGATACTGAAGGATATGAATTGAATGTTATCAAAGGGTTTGGAGATTATATAAAAAATATAAAAGTCATTCAATTTGAATACGGAGGGACATTTTTAGATAATAAAACTAAATTGATAGATGTCATAAATTATTTAGAGCAAAAGGGGTTTCACAAGTTTTCATATTTGACCGCCAACGGTACAGAAATTATCACCGATTTTTCAGATCATTATCAATATTGTAATATAGTGTGTGAAAATATAAATTGTATATAGCGTAGCGCCCTGCTTTCGCATCATAGCATTATGTTAGTGCAAAGGTATTTGACATAGTTTATGTAATAGTCGGGAAAGCTGAGGGCGTTTATGTTGAAATCTATGTATTCTAATACATTTTCTCGTAAGCCACTGTTAATAACATCTATCATCTGTCTATCTATTTTCTTTTCTGAATTTTCAGGTATTATCATTTTCAAGCGTTTCATAATAATTGAGAAATATATATTAAGGTTTATGCAAATAAGGATTTTGTGATTATTAACATTATTGTAATTATCATCATCTTCATAATCGTTTATATTAAATTGAGCTAATACATTTTCGCGATTGACATCCTCGATATATGATATGACAGGCTGAATGAAATATTCAAGATTTGCAAGAGTCATCCTTTTATTACACATATTGTGAAAAATCCACAGCGACATTATAATACCCTTGTAATTATTGTTATAGCAATTATAATAGAGTGTTATCAAGGATTTCAAGATATAATGCCCCTTGTTATCCAATGATAAGCTAAATCTATCCCTATATTTCAAGATTTGCTGCGTAATTTCCTTAATCTCCTCATAATTATATTTTTCTATTACATGTCTTGTTATTATATTTGTTAGAATCTCAACAGAACAACCGCATATAATCATAATCTCCTCGTATTTCTTAGAATCTATCATCGGCTTCAAATCAAAATATCTCTTATATTTCATAGAGACCCTTTTCAATTTATCATAATCTCTAATATCAATTTTAGCTTTCAAAACATCAATGATATCGTCTTGTAAAAACAAATCACTCATTTTTTAATATAAAAAATATAATACCCTTGATATCATTTTTTATATATAAATCATCGTTGTTATATATCATCCGTCACACCTGTCCCGCAAGTCCCATAAGTCTCGTCAGTAATCATATATATACAAGGAATGTAATGAATGCAAGGAATGTAACTCGTACTTCTATTGTCCGCAGCCGAAGCAGCCGAAGCAGCCGAAGCAGCCGAAGCAGCCGAAGCGGGAGAAGCAGGCGAAGCTGCCGATATATCAATATATAGTGTTTTCATTAAATATACTATGGTGTTGATGTAATATTTTTTAAAATATTTTTCATTACTGTATAGTTCTTCGTCGCAGATATTTGCGAGATATTCGTCAATCTTTTTGTTCTGCATAGAGAATAAATTGATTACACTGGATTGCGAAGTATTAGCAATAATATACGAATAGAGGCTAAACTTCTTGACAATTATAAATAATAGCGCGCCGATGTTTAATTTATATAGCAGTTCTAAGCTCTCGTTATAGTAATAATCAGTATCGTTTTTAAAATACTTGGTAATAATTGTGAGTGTTGAACAGAACATATCCAGATTTCTGTAATACAGGTTTTCTTTTTCATATAAATCAAGCATAGTATTTTTGATATTCTCGCATTTTCTCTTAGAAGTATTATATATAATATCCATCAAATACTCTATCACAAAAGAACAATTATTATATATAGCAATTCCAATTAATCCCTCGTATTTCATTAGCTTTTTAATAATCTGCTTGTTTTTCTTGAACCTGTATTTCTTCCTAATATTGCTGTCAATAATTTTAAGAATAAGTTCAACAGTTATTCCCTTGATATACAGCAGTTTATCATAGCTTTTACTATATATCAATGGAGACAAATCAAATAACTTGCGATACTTTACGGATACCTTCTTCATCTTTTCATATTCCCCAAAATCTATATGACACTTCAAATAATCCAATATATCATCTTCAATCAATAGCGAGCTTGTCATTTTCGCGTTGCTTAATACTTCCCGTAATCCTAATGATATAATCTAATAATAATTTAAATTACATATCAATTTTTATAGCTCTCGATTATCTAATACGGTCTCTGACGGCTACTAAATCAAGATCACGAACTCTATAATATTCCTTCTTATTGTTAGGCAATTTTCTCTCAACCATAAAAGGCAATCGTCCTTCGGTAAGTTCTTTTAGGGCTATTTGACGCAATTCCATATTGCTTTTGACATCCGTAGTCATATCATTAATAAATAGCGGAGCGCCAGATGCAATTTGCTGTGTTCTCAATGCAATTATTTTGTCAAACTCATAAATTGTCATAATAGGTTTGGATATTTTGATATCATTCAAATGTTCCATAACCTTAAGAACATCCTCAACAACATTCGCCTTATATGTAATCGCCATTATGTCCTTTATAATCTATATATATAGTATCATTTTTTTATTTATATATAATATATAATTAAGTTTTCCTTTTTCCTCTCAATATAAAAACAAAAAATACAAAGAATACCATAGAATACCAGAGAATACCATAGAATACCATAGAATACCATAGAATACCATAGAATACCATAGAATACCATAGAATACCATAGAATACCATAGAATACCATAGAATACCATAGAATACCATAGAATACTTAACGCGCAAACGCAAACGCATACGCAAACGGGACACTGTGTCAAGTGTGGAGTTTTATTCAAATACATTTGTTGTTATATAGTTGTATTTTGCAAAATCCTCGTCTGTTATGTTATAGTATTTATAGCAAAATGGGTCATATCTTGAAGCCATCTTCTTATTGTTTATATGAAAGGTGCGCGATAAGATATTATCATCTCCGTAGTAATCGCGGATAGTAGATAATTCCAAGTATAGTTTATTTGTCTCTCTCAATATATCCAAGTATAGGGGGGATTTAAGGACGGGGCTCTGTAATATCACATAGTCAAAATATCCGGTTTCGTCGTCTATCAAATCATCGCCCGTATCCTGTCTCAAGATTACTATAACATTGTCGAGCGGATACCTCGTAAATAGATGCGTATTTGAGTTCAAATGCGGATCGGCAATATCGTATTTGATGTGTCCATAGGTTATTGAATATACATCATAAGGAACTGTATATTCCTTATTATCCACCATAATCCTGAACTTTCGCGGATTCTGCTTTTTGATAATATCTAAACCACCGCGTATATCATTTCCACATACGCGGTCGTCTATGTCGTCCAATGTAATCTCTGCAGCCACAATCTCCTTCTCAATAGCCATCGTGAGCATCTCAAAAATCTTAGTTATCAAATCGTTGTCGAGGAGATCGAGATAGCTTGAAACCATCGTATATAAAAATAATAACTGGGCGGCTATCAATTTTTAATTTCCCATATTAAAATCTGCCCTTATGCTCATCCTCACAAAATCAATTGTTTTTCCTGTAATAATCGCAATATTATATATTTTTTGATATATAAACCTTGTATTCTTTCGGCATTATTGAAAAGCTTTTTAGTTATTTTTTTATAAAGGGTCTTTTTATTCATAGTAGCATTTTCCTTATCATTAAATTGATACATAGAGTAGCTGTCAGTCATAATCATTGCTATCTTCAGGTTATTGTCAAAGAATAGCCATTTCATACCTCCTTCATAATATTCTCCGATAAACTCCTTGTATGATATAATTTTATTATCAAGTATTTTTTGCGCAAATAATTCCAAATTAGCAAGCAGCTTCTTCTTGTCTTCGCCAGATAGCTTGCTAATGTTTTCAGGATTTAATTGCTTATAGTCTGCGGGATTATCATATATTATTACATAATATCCCGAATCTGCAGCCTTAACTTTTTCCTCCTTAGAATTATCGCCTTTTTTATTACACATAATAATATCATTTATCTTTGGTATCATACCGAGTTTAGAGAGTTCTTTGTATATAAATTTGCGTTTCATCAAGTTTTTATAATTATCCTCAATACTATAGCTATCGTAGTTAGCGAAATTAATAATCTTATCCTTGCCCTTTATTTTTGTAGCAAAAGTATTGCTTGATAAGGTCTTCAAATTTTCAAAAGACTTTATTTTGTATATTTTAGATATACAGGTCTTAATATTATCTTCAGGAGCACCATTATGCTTTGTGTATATGCTTTTGCCGGTTAAAATAATTTTATTATAATAATATGTATATATATTTTTACTCAACAGATTATTAAATGACGAAATCATCTGTGATATTTTATCATCTGTTATGTTCAATTTTGTTTGGACTTTAAAAACTTTCTTAATACCCTTATCTCTACCCTTATTATATTCTACAATATACTTATATATATTCTCCTCAAACTTTTTATAATCCATCTAAATATTATTTTTATTTTTTTTATAGCCTCATAATAAATATGTTCTGACGGGCATAAAAATTGACTCATAGCAGCCTAATAATCTTATATATAGGTTATTTCAAGAGTTTTTGGCTTGAAAACTTTTATCTAAACTCGAGAGGCTACGAAAGAGGCTACGAAAGAGGCTACGGCTATGGAGCATCGCGAGCACAGCGAGCATAGCGAGCATAACAAGTTTAACCTATGTGTTCTTCCTACGCAGATGGGCAAAACATTCGTCATAGTCAATAAAATTATGGAGAGCCTGGAACAAGACGAAGAGCGGGGGCGTAGCATTCATATCGTACTTACTATGAATACTCTGTTGAATAATAAGCAATTCTCTAACAGGCTGAGCGAAGTCAATGATAAATATGGAGATGGTTCAGTATGTGTATTTGCGTCGGTATATAAGGGAGATTACAAGCACATCAAACAGGCCGAACATATCTTCAATGAACCAGAGACAAAGCCTAAGAAGACAAATAAGTCAAAGAAGGACGGGGAGGTCGAGGATACCGAGGAGATAGAAACCAAGACGGAATGGGAAATGCCGCGGATTGTCATAGCGTGTAGTAATACTAAGAGATTCAACGATTGCTTTGATACTATTTATAAGCTCAGTGAGGGCAATACAGCCGTCAAGCGTGTCTTCGTGTATTTTGACGAGCTTCATAAATATATTAAGAATACTGCCTGTAATATTCGCAAGCATATTGAGACTATCAATGATTTGGAGATAGTATCAGCAATGTATGCGATGTCCGCATCACCCAATAATATCTGGAGCGACAATAAGATGAGTTTCTGGTCTAACATCAATATATTGCAGATAGATAACTATTATGACACGGATTATATCGGATACAACGATATTAACTTTATATGCTACGGAGACAATGACAGCGCATATAAAAGTACCAAAAATACCGATTATGCCGATGTGGGCTTGAGGGATAACGAAATATTTACTATGAATTTTATCAAGGATACTCTCAAAAAGTATCCGGATATATTGAGTAAATATAGCCGTGTATTTATACCCGCTAATTTGCGAAAGATTACCCACAGTTATTTAAGAGAGTGCATATTTAAACATGAGCCTTCATGTGTTATTATACTTCTTAATAGTGCCGAAAAGAGCATTCAATATAAAAACGAGGATGGCGATACGATATCGCAACCCATCGTATTGAAAGAAGGCGAACTGGGAGATTTAATAGCGAATTATATTGAGGCTAATAATATCAGCGATCGGCCTCTTGTATATATTGGCTTCGTCTGTGTCGGTATGGGCCAGACGCTTGTATCTGAGAAGCTCGGAAGCTTCACAGCTGCTATATTCGGCTATGATAATATATTGAATGACACTATGTATCAATTGTTTGGTAGAATTACAGGGCGATTCAGGAATTGGGATAAGCGCAAAAAGGCGACTGATGTATATTCTACTAAAAGGTGTAAAAATATATGTCAAGTTATGGAGGAATGTGCTAAGAATGTCATAGCGAAGCACGGAGGCAAGAAATTGGACGCCAATAAATACCTGGAGCCTTTCAATAATGGCGATAAAATCACGGGAGTATATCAGCTTAAGAATAATTTTGAAGAGAAAGATGCCGAATACTTTGAGTTCCCTATATTTGCCGATAGTATCCCAGAAGTATCTAAAATGCTATGCAATATCTTCCATGTTAAAATAGAGCTTGAGGAAGACCCTGCAAAATATTTCTGCAATATCGAAGGCTATTATATTACAAAATATCTCAGAAAATACAATGGTAAGAAGAGAGATGAATTAAAGCCCGAAGATAGACACACTGAAGCCAATATAGCCTCTATAAACGCGATGTATATCAAGAATGAGAATAAGATATTCAAATACATCGTAATACCCGTATATGAATCACTGGAATCCTCCAAGTTTAAATACCGCATATTATACAGTATCTAAATATCTCCATATTATCTCGTAAACACTATTACGCATTATATATCATATTATATATTTTTTTATATTTTTGCCTCTCGGTAGCCTCTCAATAGCCTCTCAGTAGCCTCTCGGTAGCCTCTCGGTAGCCTCTCAATAGCCTCTCAATAGCCTCTCGGTAGCCTCTCTATAGCCTCTCAATATTTATTATAAAAATACTTAGATTAATACAGCAGTTATTGAGACACTGGAATATCTATATTTTTTCATTTTTAAATTTGAGTACATCTTTCTGTTTTTTCAAAAATTTCAAAAGTTTTTTAGAAATTACAAAATAAATCAAGAGATGTACTCAAATTTTAATTTTCAATTTTTAGAAATATTCAGTGTCTTTTTAAGACATCATAATGGTATTACAAATAGCTTACAATCATCTCAATAGCCTTGACA